AGACCGTGATGTCCTTGGTGCTAAGCCCCGTAAGGTCTTCCGTAGTTAAGACCGTGGGGGCTTTAGTAGTTAAGACCGTGGGGGCTTTAGTAGTTAAGACCGTGATGTCCTTGGTGCTAAGCCTCGTAAGGTCTTCCGTAGTTAAGGCTTTTATGTCCTTGGTGCTAAGCCCAGAAACAACTTCAGTACCAAGCCCCGATAAGTTTTCAGTACCAAGCCCAACTATATTTTGAGTGCTAAGCCCAGAAACAACTTCAGTACCAAGTCCGGATACACCACGAGTACCAAGCCCCGATAAGTTTTCAGTACCAAGCCCAACTATATTTTGAGTGCTAAGCCCAGATAGATTTTGAGTGCTAAGCCCAGATAGATTTTGAGTGCTAAGCCCAGATAGATTTTGAGTGCTAAGCCCAGCTATATCTTGGGTAGTAAGCGCGCCGATCATTTGGCTAGACAAAGCAGAACCCGTGGTGTTCAGCGCATCAATCGGGCTGCTTGTTAAAGCCGCTATGTCTTGAGTAGTAAGCGCGCCAATCGGGCTGCTTGCTAAAGCCTTGGTCTCTTGCGTGTTCAGCACATCAATTGGGCTGCTTGCTAGAGCTTTAGTCTCTTGCGTGTTCAGCACATCAATTGGGCTGCTTGCTAGAGCTTTAGTCTCTTGCGTGTTTAATACGTCAATAGGGCTGCTTGTTAAAGCTGCTATGTCTTGAGTAGTAAGCACGTCAATTGGGCTACTTGTTATAGCCTCAGCAGCTTGCGTGTTTAATACATCAATTGGGCTGCTTGTTAAAGCTGCTATGTCTTGAGTAGTAAGCACGTCAATTGGGCTACTTGTTATAGCCTCAACGTCTTGCGTATTCAATACGTCAATTGGGCTACTTGTTATAGCCTCAACGTCTTGCGTATTCAATACGTCAATTGGGCTACTTGTTATAGCCTCAACGTCTTGCGTATTTAATACGTCAATTGGGCTACTTGTTATAGCCTCAACGTCTTGCGTATTCAATACGTCAATTGGGCTACTTGTTATAGCCTCAACGTCTTGCGTACCCGCACTTCCTAACCCGCTAGTGGTATCGCCCGGTTTGGCAGTAAAAGACCCGGTATTAACATCATACGTAGGCGGTTTTTGAGAAACAACAGTGACCGGATTACCGTTATCTGTGTAATGGCTTTCGTAAAATGTTTTTTCAGTAACAGGATCATATTTAACACGATAGCCAGTTATCGTGCCATCCGCATTTGTTATTGAAACATCTGTATACCAAGTAAACGCAATACCCCCCGGTGCTTCTGGATCATTTTCAGTAGCAAGGTACACAGGGGTTATATCAGCCCCAGAAGGAACGCCATCACGTCCTATTGCAGCGCTTAATGCGTCAGATGCTGTAATCGCAAGCGGGTTATCTGCATCTACGTTTTGAACAGGCACGTACCTAGTCGCCGGGTTTATATTGCCTCGGCCACCGCCTACGCTATCCAAAGCGCTAATTTGTGAAGTGGCAAGCGCAGCTACATCACCGCCTAGCCCACCCCCACCAGTGTCTTCAGCAGCTACGTCACCACCACCGCCTGTTTTTGTTTTTGCTGCTTTTTGAGCGTCTTGTAGATATTGTTCGCCAAGCGTAGTTACCGCTGATGTTAATGCGCCTTTAGGGCCATCATTTATAGCACCGCTAGTAGCTGCACCAATAACTTGGGCTGTCCTTGGGTTAAGGTCAGGCATCGCGGTATTAAAAGCATTGGTAACCAAGTTGGTAGTAGCGGTACTTACAAGGCTACCAACAAATGCATTTTTAATTGCATCTGCATTTCCTCCGGCAACAATGGTTTGCGCTGCCGACCCTCCAGCCTTCACAATTGCAGACGCTATCTCTGGATGGCCCATAACCTCTGTCAACGCTTTTGTAGCGGCGGGGCTGTATATACCTATTGTTGCACCGGCCACGCCACTAAGCACGGCTTCACCAACGGGCTTGCCTAGAGCTACTTGAAGAGTGGTATTTGCTATAGCAGTACCAACAATATTGGCAGTTGCTGTGGCAGCAGTACCTGCGGCAGCAATAGATGCTTGAGTTGCGCCTTCAACTGCCGCAGCCGCAAAAGCAGCATCTGCGGCACTCGTTAAAACGCCTGCACTCACCAGCGATTCGCCGATATAAGCCCCAGCCATTGGCATAAGAGGCATCGCAAAAAGAGAAATGAGAGGAACTAAATCTTGAGCTACGGTACGTTGGTTTTGCGTTGTTTGATAGTTCCCACTTGTGTCAAACAAAACATTTTGATTTTTCCCATTGTCATAAGCGTAGCCTATAGGGGGGCCGTAATCGTACCCTTGTCCCTCATGAGGCGTAGCTTGGTGGGCATAATATGGATTTAATGTTTTACCAAGACTTGCTTCAAGCGCAAGAACGCTGGCGGGTTTAGGTACATCAATTGTCCCTTCTTCCGCTGAGTATAACGGGGCTAATGATGATGATTTTCCTTCACCATCATCTTCATTTCCTTTACGTTCTGGCATGATTACTCCTAATTATTTTCGTAATGCGTTATTAAGAGCCATAGCCCAGTCTTGCCAAGTATCAAAGCCGTTGCTGCCCGGAACGCCAACAAAACGTCCGATGCCTGATAACGCGTTAGCCCATTCTTTCCACTGCGCTTCAGGAGAAACGCCCAATTGATTGGCCGCAAATAGCTCGGACATGAGCGCACACCAAGTGTCCCATGTCAGATTGCGGGGGTCGTAGACCTGTGCGGCACTCATGGGTTGCCCGTTCCGCGAACATCGCCAGTGGTTATAGACAACAGCACGCGGCCAGTCTGGTACGTCCCGCCTGCGGTGTTTGATTCAAAGCGCAGCCGCATTTCGCGGCGCTGCTCGCGCATGTCAATCTTGAGCGTATTCGGTGAGAACGTGTAAGGCGCAGAATCCACCACGGTGTCTTCAGCGTAGCCTTGCCCCGTAACCACCACAGTCATGTCGCCCTCTTGTACAAAGTCAGGTTCGATACGCTCCAAGCGCGTCCACAGGTTGTCGCCCGGCTGCTGGACCGAGCCCACCAGCCCACCCAACGTGCCTATGCTATAAGTCTCAAAGTAGCTCTGGATGGCGTTAACGTTGGTCAAGTAGATGCTGTCCACGCCGGTTTCGTGTTGCCATAGGGTGTAGTCTCCCTCAGAATTGGCCTCGTTGCCCGCCCAGATAGGCTTGGGGAATACCTCCGAGAAAACACCCGCAGAGCGGCGTGCGCCCGCAGCCTGTCCAGCGTCGTACCACGTCTTATCGCGCACGTTGTAGATAACGGCATCGGTGCATTCGGTGGCATCGCCCTTGGGATAGAACCACCAGATTTCACCATAGCGCGGAATCTTGGTTGCCCAGACTTTTTGGCGCTGGTTTAAATTTATGTTGTCAAAAAAGTAGTTCTGGTTGTTGCCGTTAGGTATCTCTTGCACCTGACCGCCGTACATCAAGAACCGGTCCACGCCAGCCCAGTAGTAAATGCCGTCGTACTCAATGACCGAGCTAGACGACATGATCGAGGTCTGGCTGCTTATTAGGTCGTAGGACCAGAAGTAGTTCGTGCCGCCCGAAGACGATGGCTGGAAGCTCACGCGGATGAGCGCGTCAGCAGCCCAAAACAGCCCAGATGGCGACGTAGAGCCGCCACGGATAGGTAGCCCTTTGACGATCTTGCCGGTGGCCACGTTGGTCGCGTTGGCGTCCGGGCTGACCCAGTTGGCAAAGTCCCCTGCGCTGGAGTTCTGTATCAGGCCGTTATTGCCATACACGAACAAGTACGGGTGGATCACCACGCAGCCGCCAGACACCGCGATGTTGTTGTCAAAGGTGACCGTGACAGGGTTAGACACCGTGAACGTCAAGTTGGTCGTTGTGCCCACCACGGTCGTCAACGCGGCGCCGCCAGCAGTATCGGACAACTGGAACGTGGAAGTCCCGTTGGTTGCGATGATGTAGTAGCTCGTCGGGTTGCTATAGCCGGGTATCGAAGCTGGAAGCAAAGCATACGTCAGGCCAGTAGGTGTGCCAGCAGTGGTGGTGATGGCCGACCCGCCCAAAGACGCGGACAAGGTAAACGTCGTTGAGCCGTTGGTGGCGATGATGTAGTACGTGGTTGGGTTCACGTAACCCGTAATAGACCCCGTACCGCCAAATGTGCCGCTGATCTGGACAGGCTGGCCAACGACCAGCGTAACCGCCGCTGCGGTGCAGGAGAACTGCCCCGCAATGCCCGCGATGGCGACACCAGAGAGCAGAGTTGGAGCGTTCAAGGTAAACAGCAGCCCTGTCGCGGGGCCGATGGTCGTCGTTATGGCCGCGCCACCAGAGGAGGCGGAAAGCTGCACGTTAGACGTGCCATTGGTCGATATGACGTAGTAAACCTTGGGGCTTGTGTACCCGGTGATGGACGTGGCCAACGAGGTCACCGTCAAGCCGATAGAGGGGCCTACCGTTGTCGTCACAGCGCTCCCGTTGGCGGTCGTAGATAGCGTGAACGTCGTTGAGCCGTTGGTGGCGATGACGAAGTAGGTAGTCGGCGTGGAGTACCCAGTGATGGTCAAGGCCTTGGCGGTGGGCGTATAGCCCGTGCTCGGCCCAATTGTAGTCGTAACCGCAGAGCCGCCAGAGGTGGCCGACAACTGAAAAGTCGTGGAGCCGTTGGTGGCGATGATGTAGTAGTTGGTGGGCGTAGAGTAGCCGGTTATGCTCGCCACGTTAGCGGCAAACCCCAATCCGGTGGTAGCGCCCACTGTTGTGACGACCGCAGCGCCGCCCGAAGTTGCCGACAACGTGAAAGAAGTCAGCCCGTCCGTAGCGATGATGTAATAGGTATTGGGCGTGGTGTAGCCGGTGATGGTGGCAGCGCTCAGCGTGTAGGTCACGCCGGTTGGGGTGCCCGCCACCGTGGTCACCGCTGAGCCGCCCAGAGTTGCCGAGAGCGTGAACGTGGTGGACCCGTTTGTTGCGATGACGTAGTAGGTCGTTGGGTTGGAGTAGCCACTAATGCTTCCAGTCCCACCAAACGTGCCGCTGATGACGACCGGTTGCCCCACGTACAAGGTCACGGGCGATGCGGCGCAAGTGAACGTGCCTGCCGTACCGGAGATGACCACCGAAGACAGCGCCGTAGTGCTCGTGGCTCCGCTGACAGTTACTGGCTGGCCAACTTGCAAGACAGTACCAGCGGTGCTACAAACAAAGGTTCCCGCAGCGCCGGTCGCATAGACGTTACTGAGCGCAGTATTTGTGCCGGTCCCGCTAAGAGCGATGACTTGCCCAACAGCCAAGTTAGCTGCTGGCGCATTGCAGATGAAATTACCCGTAGTGGTAGTTGCGTACAAGCCGGTTAGTGTGGTATCTGTTGCCGTGCCACTGAATGTTATTCGCTGGCCAACGCTAATTGTTGTACCGGCGCTGGCACATGAAAAAGCGCCCGCTGTACCAGTCGCGTACACATTGGCCAACGTAGTATCGGTCGTAGAGCCAGTCACAGTTACGGTTTGGCCTACCGTCAACGGTGCGCTGCTTGTATAGCTAAACAACCCAGATGTGCTTGTGGCGTACAAAGAGCCAAGCGTTGTGCTTGCTGTAGACCCGCTGATGTTGACGAGCTGCCCAGTAGCCAGCCCAGAGGTGGCGGTACACGCAAAACTGCTTGAGGTATTGGTCAAATAGACGCCCGACAGACCACTTGTCGTGGAAGCCGTTGCGTTGTTGGACATAACGATGGTGGTGCCCGTAATTGAAGATACCGTTGTGCTGGCAGGTATACCTGTGCCTGAAATACTTTGCCCCGCGCCAACCCTGATGTTATTGGCCAAGAGCGTTACCGTGGAGCTTCCGTTTGTGGTGTTCGCAAGAGCCGTAAACGCGCCTACTTTAGACAGCGACAGCGCGGTGTAGTCGCCCGGAAACGTGCCATACAACACCGGTGTATTCACCGTGGAGGTTAGGTACGACAAATTCTGCCCCGGATGCGCTACTAAATTGTTGGTGTTGTTGCCGGTGGAGTCGTATGCAATGTCAAACTGCCACAGGTTGTTGTCGCTGGCCGTGAAGTTGTTTAGCGTGTAGTTGTAAGGTCCAGACCCCACGCCACCACTGGGACCGGTTATCCACTGCTGCAAACCATTGTTGTAGCCCGATACGACGTAGTTAAAACCGTTAACCGCCGTCATGGCCATGCCGCGAGAAATGCCCGATGTGTTCAAAAACACGGCGTCATAACCGCCGATTTTGCGAGGCCTGCCGCGTTGAAAACGAACCCACTTACCATCCGTGTAACAAGGCGCATCAAAGACCGTACCATCACGCTGTATCCCCGGAGGGACTTCCATTGAGATGACTTTTTTGGTCATTAGAAAACACCCCCCGCAATACCGCCTAGCGCCGTAAAGCCGGTTGAACTAAAGTAGCCAACTAATGTATTACCCACCACAAAACCTAATTGCCCTGATGCGGGCAAATAAACCCCGGTGTTCAGGTCACCCGAGAAGTTAAGCGACGGAACCGCCGTGGAGCCGTTACCCAGCGTGATAGCCGCAAAGGTAGTAGACCCGCTTCCGGCGCTTAGACCAGCGGCGTAAACATTGGTTCCATCACACACCAGCGTGACCGTGGCTCCACGAGGAATAGCAACAGTGGCGCCGCCACCAACGGCTGTCTTTACCGTGAAGGAAAAAGACCCCGTGGTGTTGTTGGTGACAACATATAGCTGGACCGTGGACGGCACCACAATAATTTGATTGCTTGTGAGCACACCAGAGTAATACTGGATAGTGTTGGCCGCTTGCGTTGACGTAAGCGTGGTGGTCCCACCAGTAACTGAAAGTGCTAGCTGCGTGTAGGCAAAGCTGTTAGAGCGCCCGTAACCAAAGGTGTTCCAGTTTGTGCCGTCCGACACCAGCACCAGCGACTCGGTGAGCTGGAGTTGTTGGCTTGCGTTGCCGTCGATGGTGTCTGTGCCGCTGGGGGTCAGTGTCAAGATACCCGTACCGCTGTTGCGGATCATACAAAACCAGTTGGCGCCTACCGAGGCCGCAGACGGCAAATAGAACGTCCCTACACCGCTTTCCCAAAGCACCAATTGCGCGCGTACCGTAGAGGGAAGCGTTGTGGTGCTGAAGTACGCAGCCGTGGTGTACGCCTGATTGAGGGTAAGGCCAATCGGAGTTAGACCGTAACCCGCAAGCGCGGCGGCGTTGGCTGACGACGTGCCTGCCCCGAGCACTACTGAAGACCAAACGCCGTTGACGGTGCCGTTATTGGTCAAGAAGATGAACTGAGCCACGCCCGAGGACACTTGCACGATGGTGTTGCCCGAGTAGTCCGCGACTGTGAAGGTGTTAACCAAAAGACCAATATTGCGCACAATGATGGTTTGACCAGTGGATACTTGCGTAGCAGGCGGCAACTTCAGCAAGTAACCCGGCGCGGTGGCCGTTACGTCGATGATGCTGCTGGCCGGGGTGTCAAGGTTGCCATTAATTGGCCACTCAAGCGTCGTGTTGCCCGATAGCGTCAAGGACTCGTAGCTGACCGACGAGGGGCTGATGGTCTGGCCAGTGAACGGGTTGGTGTAGGTGGTCATGATTAAGAGTCCTGAGCAATTGCTTGGCGGTCACCGATGCGGAGCTGGTCCTCAGTCTTGAGCGCGGCCATGGCGCTGTCAAATAGCCCCGACCAGACCGCCAAGCGGGGGTCATCCTTGACAAAGGGCGCGGTCTGCTTGAGCGTGCCGTAGAGCATCGCGTTGGGCGCGTTTTGGGTAAGCCAGTTGGTCTGATTGGAAGAGGACAGCGGTTCCAAGCGGGTATAACACAGCGCCTCAAACGAGAACGCAGCGCTGGGCGTGGGTGCGATGAACCAGTGGTCGTAGTCGTAATCGGAGTAAAACAGCGGTGTATCGGTTGCCGTAACATCAGGCCAGTAGCTTGACAGGTACTCCAGCTTGCGCAGGTACATGGGCGTCTTGGCCCCGGTGGCGTCCACCATGGTCATGGACACCGTCTTGCGCCAGCGCGCAGGCTTGGCGATCACCGGGTTGCCGATGTTCATGGTGGCGTCCACCACCGCCATCTGGCCCAGTGTCTTGATATCTTGGGCGATCTCAAACTCGGCCAACGTGATGGCCACTGGGATAAATTCGACGACGGCGGGGTCGCTACGCTCAAGGTACTGAAGCACCGTGCTCGTGAGGCTATCGTAGGTCAGGACGTAGGACGGTGTGGTCATCAGTTATCCTATGAGAGGAATAAGGCGCGCTCGTCAATACGGCGATTTTGCAGCCCTTTGAGGATTTTACCCCCACCCATGCAATACTTCAAGAACTCGTCCGCAGCGCCTTCTTTATCCCCACGAAGCAGCTTTTGGCGAAGCGTACTACGCTGGAGTGTCCCAAGGCCGCAGTTAAACGCAAAGCTAGTAAGGCCATCAAACATACCCTGTGTAAGAGGGACAGGGCAGAACTTCTCCACTCCGAGTTCAAAGCGTCTAAGGTCTGCTGCAAGAATTCCATTGACTTCCTCCATGCTGAACTGGCGGTCATCTTCCGATCGCAGGGGAAACCCGTCCCGCTCTTCCAGCTTTAAACGTCCCTGCTCAGGGTAAAGGACATGGCCCACGCCGATTGTCCAAAGTCGTGCTGGGCAACGGTATGGGCGCTGGCGCACACCTTCATGGTGGCGGATGATCCCAAGGGCTTTGTCGGAAACTTTCATTTCTTCCCCATGCTCTGTACACAACCTACCTTGTACCCCAAGTCGCGCCACTCTTTTGCTGCTCGTTGGCAGGCGGTTTCACTCTCAAAGTAGCCGACAACAAGGATACTATTCATATTAATACCTGTGACCAACACGAGTGTCCAGATCATTTTCCAAAGGCTCGGCCCCCGAAGTGGAATGCAATGATGCTGGCAAACAGCGCTTGGGTGTTGCTGTTCCACAGCTTTTCAGCCAGATCAGGGAACGCAACTCCATGGTTGTACCCGTAGATAAACAGGCCCACGTCCACGAACACCAGTAGGAAGAAAAAGCCCATCGTGATAAAGCTACGCACACCTGCACGCAAGTCTTTCATCCATTGGCTGGTGCCGTCTCCAAGGCTTTCATCATGCTTGTAGATGGCGCTCATCTCAGCCACTTGGGCGTTGACTAGGTTCTCTGTAGCCTTGGCGGTGGTTTCCATTTCAAGCTGGGCGCTGTGTATCTGCTCCACCCGCTCCTGCGCTTCAAAGCCAGCTTTGCGCAGTTCCAGTTCCCGCTCAATCTGCATGGCGGCAAGGGCCAGTTCGTGTTTCTTGTCGTTGCGGTCTTGGAAGAAGTCCAGCAGCTTGGGCAAACCGCCCATGAGGAAAGAGATCAGGGTTGATAGGATGGTAAGCATGGTTTAGTCCTTTCCGGT